GCTCAAAGAGGACACTGTGAGCGGATTAGTCAGGCGGCTGGCGGACGCGGAATACATCATCATCGACTTGGACAGCTCACGGCAGAACAGAGATAAGCGGCGGGTCTATCTCACCGGCAAACCCTACGACTTTACCGGGGGTATCGGATATAAATCCGATACCGGAAAAATATCCGGGACGGTATCGGAAAAAAATCCGGGACCAATAGAAAATAATAAAATTAAAACTAACCCCCAAAAGCCCCCCAAGGGGGGCAAGCGTGAGAAGAAGCAGACCGAATGGGAGCCGGAGATGTTCGAACGGTTTTGGTCTGCGTACCCCAGGGGCGAGGCCAAGGGTGACGCCCGGGCCGAGTGGGACAAGCTGCGGCCTGACCTGGAGCTGATGTGGAAGATGAGCGAGGCTCTGAAGCGCCAGAAAGAGAGCGCGGACTGGAAGAAGGGCATCGGCATTCCCTACGCCTGCCGCTGGATCAAAAAGAGGCGGTGGGAGGACGAGGTTGTCCCCGGGCCGGAGCGTTTGGAGGGCGGTGCCAATTTGGGCACCAGAAACGAGATCCTGGAGGGCTACGAGCTGTGGTGAAGAACACATCAGGGCAGGCTGAGGCCTCTGTGCTGGGCAGCCTTATCCTTTACCCCAAGCTGGCCGGGGAGCTTTTCTCCCGGGTGCCGGTGGAGGCCTTTGCCGACCCCGCTTTCCGCAACATCTACAAGGCCTGCCGGGAGCTGTACTTTCAGCAGGTGGACATTGACCCGGTGGTGCTGGTGAACAGGATCGGCGATGCATACCGGCCACTGGTAGCCGACATGATGGACTGCGCCCCCATCGAGGCCAACAGCCGCCTGCACATCGACATCCTTCTGGAACAGTACCGGCTCAGGCAGCTGAACGAGCTGGGCATGGCGATGGCCAGCACCCGGGACTACGCCGAGGGGCTGAGCCTTCTTGCCAAGGCGGAGGGGCTTCTCAGCCAACGGGCCAACAAGCACAGTTCCACTTACACGGAGATGATCCACGAGTATCTGGACAGGCAGGAAGGCAAGGATCCGCCCAACTACATTGACTGGGGCATTCCGCAGCTGAACCGGCTGAAAGTTTCGCCCGGACGCTTCGTGATAATCGGCGCTGACAGCAGCGTGGGCAAGACAGCCTTTGCTTTGCAGCTTGCCCTGAACGTGGCCCGGAAGGGCAAGCGGGTAGGCTTCTTCAGCTACGAAACTTCGCGGATGGACGCTATAGACCGCATACTTGCAAACGCCGCCAACGTTATTCTGGAGCGGAGCAAGGAACGGACTTTGACCCAGCAGGACTATTACCGGGTCAGTGCAGAGGGCGTGGCCTCCGGGGCGACTCCTTTATCCCTTATCGAGAGCGCGGAGTTCACCGTGGATGAGCTGAAGGCGGAGACGCTGGCGCGGCGGTACGAGGTCATATTCATCGACTATTTGCAGCTTATTCCTTCTTCCGGCACGGGAGCCCGGTGGCAGGACGTGACGGGCGTGTCCATGGCGCTGCACTCCATGGCCCAGCGTCTGGGCGTGACCATTGTGGCGCTCTCTCAGGTGACGCTTCCCGAGAAGGGCAAGAACGGGGTTCGGCCCCATGTGCGCAAGGACAACCTGAGAGAGAGCCGGCAGTTGAAGATGGACGCAGACATCATCCTGATGCTGGACTACGAGGACACTGGCAAGCAGGGCGGCCCCCGCGTGCTCATAGTGGATAAAAACAAGGATGGGCCTCTTGCCGAAATGCGGCTGAGCTTTGACCACAAGCACATGCGCTTCACAGTTCTTGACCGCCGGGGTCAGGAGCAGAAGGCCATGGACGATCTGGCCGACAAGATAATCGGCCAGACCGAATTTGAATACATCGAGGAAAGAACGCCATTTGAGGGGTGACCCTCTCAGTCACGGCAAGGCCGTGACAGCTCTCCCAGAGGGAGAGCCAAGACGGAGGCGATGACGACGAAAGGAGCTATGAGGACATGATACACATCGAAGACGGTGCCGAGAGCTATATGCGTGGCACAACAAAAGAGCTGTTAAATGATTTTTGTAATGCCGCAAACGTAATCTGCAACTCAATGGCGCTGGAGGTCGGCCCGAAAAAGGCCAGGACCATTATGGAGAAAAGTCTCCATGTCGCGCTTGATAATGCCGGCGCAAATTTTATAAAGATCTCCGTACCGATCAAAGTGGACTAAATTAAAAAGGAGAGCTATGAGGACAATGAAGATTATAGCAGTAGTTAACTTAAAGGGTGGTGTCGCCAAGACCACCACAGTCATCAACGCCGCCGCGATCATGGCGGCAAAATTCAACCAGAAGGTGCTGGTCATTGACGCGGACAGCCAGGCCAACTGCACCGAGTTCATCCAGCGGGACGGAATGCATCTTTTCACTCTGGCCGACCTTCTGCGGAAGGGCTACAACCCGGCCAACTGCCATATTGAGCACAGCAACATCAAGGGCGTGGATCTTCTGCCCGCCAGCGAGGAGCTGATGGATCTGGACCTGACGAAGGTGGAGCTGGGCAGCGCCTCCGCCACCTGCCTGCGGGATTTGCTCCGGGGCGAGGACGGCGTGGGCTGGGCCTATGACTACACGCTCATTGACTGCCCGCCTGCTTTCAACGCCGCCTCCGCTGCGGCTCTGGTGGCCGCCGACGCGGTGGTCATTCCCATGAAGCTGGATGCATTCTCCCTTCGGGGCATGGGCAACATTCTCCGGCAGGTGCGGAATATGCAGCGAATTAACCCGGGCCTGAAAATAGCAGGGCTTCTGCCCACAATGTGGTACAAAGCGGACAACATCCTTCAGGCGGAGGCAGCGCTGCGAGGCTCCGGCCTTGATGTGTTCGGGCACATCAGGCGCACTCCCAAGGTGGACGACATGACCTTCGCCCAGCGGCCGCTTATTGAAAGCTCCCCCACCAGCGCCGCGGCCAAGGATTACGAGCAGTTTGTCAAAGAGCTGATGGTGAAGGAGGATAAGTGATGGCTTTTGATATTGCGTCTATTTTCGAAAATGTGCCCAAATTGGCACCGGAGCTGAAGACCGTCAGCATCGACGCCCTCCGGGCCGACGAGAAAAACTTTTACACCGTCACCGAGAACAGCGTGGCGGAGCTTTCCGCCAACATCGAGCTTGTGGGTCTGCAGCAGCCCCTTAATGTGCGGCCTGATCCGGAGAAGGACGGTCTCTACATAGTGGTCAGCGGCCACCGCCGTCTGGCAGCCCTCAAACTTCTTGTGAGCGAGGGCAAGGACCGCTTTGCCGACGTCCCCTGCATGGTGGTGGAGAACGGCAGCGAGGCGCTCAACGAGCTGCGCCTCATCTACGGCAACGCCAACACCCGGCAGCTTTCTAACTGGGAGCTGCACAAGCAGGCCGAGCGTGTGCAGGAGCTCTTTTACCAGCTGAAGGAGGAGGGGATCGAATTCCCCGGGAGGATGCGGGACCATGTGGCCGCCGCCTGCCAGGTCTCCAAATCAAAGCTGGCCCGACTGAAGGTTATCAACGAGCGGCTGGAGGTCTTCATTGAGGAATGGCAGGCGGGCAAGCTCAGCGAGTCCGTGGCCTATGAACTGGCTCAGAGCCCGCAGGCGCTCCAGTGGCGCGTTAAAAATGCCAAGGTCAAGCCTGAGAAGTTGGAGGCCGGGAATGTGAAGCGGGTGCGTGAGGCCTGGGACAAGGGTGCGCGCTGGAACATGGAGTTCGTCTGCGCCCCCACCGGCAAGGTCTGCGGCCATGGAGACGTGGCCTTGCGGCGTGATCTGAGCTGCCCTTCGTGGGAAGGCTTGTGTAAGGGAGAACGGTGCTGTTTGACCTGCAGCCACGGCGGGAAATGCCTCCATGGCTCATATTGTGGGGCTTGCGACAAAATGTGCAAGGTTGCCGCTGCCAAGCGGCAGGCCGTGAAAGCGGCTGCCGATGAGAAAGAGGCCAAAGCCGCTGAAAAGTTTAAGGCCCGGGAATTTGATGAATTTAGAGCCCGAGTCGCTCCATTTATCAAGGCTGCCGAGGCCGCAGGGCTGGCCGATGACGTGAAGCTGAAGTTTAATTATTCCTCCTGCACCGTAGGCGCCATGAAGGAGATGGCCGAGAAGCCCGAGATTGCAGAAGACCGCTGGATGTTCAGAAATCCTGCTGCAAAGGATGTGGCGGCGATTGCAGACCTTATGGGCTGCAGCGTGGACTTTCTGTTGGGCAGAACCGATGTGTTGGCAATGGTTAAGGCTGACAATCCCTCAGTCGGCTCCGCCGACAGCCCCCTTTACACAAGGGAGCCTGTGTGGCAGACCGGTGAGCCGGAGAAAAAAGGCCGGTACTGGTGCAAAGTGGACTTCAACGACGGCCTTGAGCCTTGGGTTGAAGATATTCTCTGGACCGGTGAGAAATGGAAGGGACTGGACAATACTGCAACGGTCATCGGCTGGTGGCCGCTCCCGGAGGGGTAAGGATATGAAAACGAAATTGACTACTATCCTTTTTGATACTTATTTTAGCTTTTATGAAAGTCATATGCGCTCGCCGTCAGCGGAAGAACTTGCCGAACGTCTTTTAGCAGCCGGAGTAGTTGTCGGGTCGCCTGAAATTCATCATGCCTGTTGGCTCCAAGGCGATTATGGCCGCGTGGCAGGTGCTGATGTCAATTATGAGGTCAAGTGTTCCTTGTGTGGCAACATCTCGCTTGAGCCTTCTGCTTTCTGTCCGGATTGCGGACGCCCGATGTTCATGCCCTCTCATCTGCCGGGAGGTGAGGGCTAATGGTTAAATTGGGCGGATGCGTTATCCGACGAGATTTTTGTGGCTCAAAGTGCTGCGCGTTTTGCCTTGTCGGAATATTGGAGGTCTGCAAGGAACGCTGCGACTCAATTAAACTCGGTCGGTCCTGCCAATACCGTTTTGAGACGGTTGTTGAACCTTCTGTATGTCAAGGAGAGGAGAAAGGCCCTGATGCCTGATGTCGAATTCACCGTGTCCGGGGAGCGCGAGGGCGAGAAGCTCTACGCGCTGCGGATAAACGGAAAACTTATTGAGGACGGGCTGACCATTGACGAGGTCATCCGTCGGATTAACCGGAACGACATGGAGTGCCTCGGCGAGAGGCACTGCCAGACGCCGGAGGATCTCCGGCCACGGCACAGCCGGAGGTGAGACGGTGGCGTTGTCTATGACCCGGGTCTGTAAAGACTGCCAGACCCGCTACCCAGCTTGCTGGGGCAGCTGCGATAAGTATAAGGCGGCCCGGGCTGAATACGACGCCGCCATGGCGGCTCACAAGGCCAGCGAGGCCAGGAAATCTGCCGCCAAAGATGTGCTGTTTCGCAGTATTGAACGTCAGAAGGGGAATAAGCGATGAAGTGTAAACTATTTTATTGTGACCGGATAAAGGCACAATACTGCTGCGCCCACTGTGCGATGCAGTTAAAATGCTCCTACCGCTGCCTCAACAGCCTGGACCGATGCGGGCAGGCAGTTGAGGAGGAGAGCCGAAGGGCGCCGTGCCGCATCAAGGCGAAGGAGCTGGAGGAGGAATAGGAGGGTGGGCAACACGGAATTAAAAAATTGCAAACTACAGACTAAGAAAAAACGGTTGTTGGAGTTAAAAAATGTTTGTGAGCTATGCGGAGATGCTCGCAAACTGGACGTTCACCATATAATCCCAAAATCTTTAGGCGGGTCGGACGATTTGGATAATTTAATAGTGGTATGCGGAAAATGTCATGGAGTATTGACTCCAAAATCAGAACTTACTAAATGTGGGCTGCGGCGGGCTCGGTCTGAACCGGTAGTTTCTGCGTCTGCGTTTTATGCGGCTATAAGCGAAAGGCTTGATGCTGGCGACTCCGTCGGCCCTTGTGAAATTATGGATGTCTTTGATAGTCTTGTTTTTCAAGTTTAACTGAAGCCAACAACAAAAAAGACGAGGTCGGGAGCCATGAAGGCCGCAGACGATGAAAGGAGCTGCCTTCGTGGCGAAAACCAAAAAGATTATAAGCGCAGGCAATCTGCGCATCGAAGTTATCTATGACAGGATCAACCGGCGGGACGATGAGCGGACGCGGGCCGCCAAGCGTAAGGCTCAGAGTGAGGCTCAGGCGAGGATGAATGCCCGGAGCTCTTGGCAGAAGCTGGAGCTGATAATAGCTAAAAATTTCAGACCAGGTGATTGTGTGGTAGGGCTTGACTACGATGACCGGTACCTGCCTCGGTTTTACT